AGTTACAGACGCAGAGTTAATTGCGTCAATATCAAGTCCGCGAATAATATCTTTGTTGCGATCAAGTGTGCGATCAATGGCTAGAATCTGGTCAACACCAAACGGCTCCGCTTCCTCATCCCAATATGCGTCTTCCACAACACCAACAAAATTAGTTGCACTAACATAATGGTCTGTATAAATTGGAAGTTTATGCCCACTTCGCTTGCTTTTAAATAGCTTAACAGCCTTTTTCAAAACATCAGGATCGTGCGAAAAATCAATGGATCTGTCCTGAAGCATAACGGCAGACAACGCCCGAAATCTTCGGTAGGTAAAATCATCATTATCAGGCGGCAACGCCTTGATTCTTTTTTCGCCTGACGCTGCCAATTCAACGTTAATATTTTCTCGATCAATCGGGTTTATTGGTGCCGATAATGTCACCATCGCTGTGAACGATAGTGTGACTGCGCTTGCGTCTGGATCGGCCAGACTTTTCAACATGTCGTCTACACTCATCGCCCGACTCGTTATGCTCAACTTCTTCTTCATGCGATCCCTCCAAAGATCCGCAAATAGTAACAGTCATAGTATAAACATTTTTTTCGTTTTTCATAACTATTTTTTGCCTTTGTGTTTAAAAAACTCAATTTGACGCAATCTTTTTACCGCCGCAGTCCTAGTTTTATATTTGCGACTAAGGCGTTTACGCTTTCCGCCATATTTTTTACCTGAATAAATAACGTAACCGCCTTTTACCTTGCGGATCATTGTGTCCTCTCGTAAAACTCCATATAATCATAATTGCTGTCCAGCGTACCAACCACACTTCCCTTGGATAAGGTGCGAAGTCTATCCATGCTAATAGTATTGGATTCGTCTTTTTCTACTTCGTCTTCGTCGTCTTTCTGTTTGTCAACATCTTCCGTTTCAGGCTCGGCTGGCTTTTCTTCAGGTTCCGATTCCCAATTCGGCTCGTCTGTGTACGGTAGATCATAACCTAGTTTTCGCGCACACTCCTGCCAGCTAATAACACCCGCTTTACACTCAGCAAACGCATTAGTGATTTTCTTTTCACGCGCCTGTTCAGAATGTAGTTCGTTCAACGGACGTTGCGGTTTAAATGTTACCGTTACATCATCTACCATAACACCGTGTAGTTGAAGCTCAAGTTTATAAACCTTTTCAATGAAACGCTTAATTATTCTGCGATATGTGTTCACAGTTTGAAGCATTTTGTCGAAAACAACGCCAGCATAAGACTCCGTAGATGAATATACGCGACCAAGCATGAATGCGTCCTGATTTATAGCGGAACAAACTTGCTCTTCAATGACCTGAAACAACTCCGGTACGCCCCTGAAATCTCCACCAACATCTTTATGCCCAAATTCATGCTGGTCTTTGTAGCCAACAAAAATACCTTCTGAAAAGTTTTTGGTAATATTCGATACGGCAGTGTCCAGATGACTTTGCAGCCTACCGGAATAGCTGGAAGCCGATTCGCCTCTTTGCGGCGGCGGAGCTTTAAGTAAAATACTCAAAAATCCTACAAGACCTACCTTTTTCACAACGCCAGCAATATTTTTCAGCATATCTCCCTGAATACCGATCACGGACAGAACAGCCGCCAGTGGCGGTATGCCATAAGGAGATTTTTCAGGAATTTCGGCAGCATAATATGTATATGTTAAAGGATTTAGCTCCAAATACCCCATCTGCTCGGTACGGTATTTGTAAGAATCTGAAACTCCGCTAATATACTCGTACGGGCATAGCTCCAATCCCTTTCTGACCCAACGAACCATATCCACGGGAACCAGCACGATTTCTTTAATACCGTCTTTTAAACGAACGCTTGGAACAGCTTCGGCACTTAACGCACCTGTAATAGCTTGCTGTCTAAGAAGTGTATTAACCAGTCCATCCATCCCGGCACTAATTGTGTAAATCCTTGAAGCAGCATCCTTTAGAATTTCCAGCGCATTTTTAACGTTTCGTTTGCCAGACGCAGTTACATCTACATAATGACCAGAATTACCAAGTTGAACAATATTGCGAACAGCCTGTGAAACGTCAGGATTAACAACGGCAAAATAATTCAAATAAGTAAGAAAATCAAACGGCACTTCTGGATTGATAATTTTAAATTTATCGGACATTGACGACAAATACGTTTCACCGGGAACCGATAGCTGACCACGCGGAATAGCTGCAAATCTAGGCTTAATCACAGCATCCAAAACAGTAGTGTCAACTTCAACATCAACGGCCTTTCTTTTGAAAAAACTGAACATAGTTTCCTCGTCAAGCAATTTTAAATGGCAACGCGCCATACGGATTGTGATGCAGCAATCCGATCAAACAGCACAAATCAGCCATCACCGCGTCATCATTGCAATCATCCATAGCAATAGGCTTTCCGTTTTTATTAACAATAAATGTCACATACTCGTCTAAAACGCGAGAGTCTTTGAAAGTTTTAGGCTCTTCGCGTACGAGTTGCTCCAATTTACGTAAATACAGCGCACGCGAGCGCATGTTGTTATTCCACCCCAATCGCTCTGTTGGCTCACCTGTTTTATCTGTGATAATAATGTCGTGATAAAAATTATCCTCTGGATAACCATACACATCGCGCATTTGAAGCAGTGTTGCGATTGAAATACCGTTTTCTTCGCCTACTACAAACGCGCCATTATACTCCCATGCCAATTCAACGCAACGTTCAGAAAATACGTTTACCGGAACGCTGGTGCGCATAGTGGCAACTTGCTCTTTAGTCACGTAGTCCCTTACAATAGCCCAACTGTAATCGTCTCCGTGACCGGAAGCCGTGTCAATCCCCATAACATAAAATGTATTGGGTTCTGGATGCTTAAAAATGCGCAAATCTCCGTTTTGTTTAGTCTTGAAGACAGCTTTGCTAGACACGAATTTCTGTCGTGGAATAATTGTGTGCAGATCGAAGAAGTTAGCACCGGATGATAGAAATTCGCAATCAAGCTCCTGTGCTGTCGCACGCGGCCCAAGGTCACGCGACATCTTTTCATACCACGGCGACCAGTATTGCTCCACAACTCGCCCATCATGCTTGTGCATCAATCGTTTTTCAAGCCCGATTGAATATTCTGGATGCTCCCACCAAGGCACAAAAATAGGATTAAAATTATTCTTTCTGGAAATAGCCTTCGTCCACATTTTCTGAAAAAATTCGCCCATGCCTTTAGGCGTCGAAATCAAAACACACATACCGCCTGTTGAAATTGTAGGATAAACAGCTTTCCAGATTTCTTTGATCCAGCGCACCGATGCCGCTTCGTCAATAACTACCAACGATACGCCTTCCGAACGACCCGCATCTTCCGACGTTGGAATACTCTCAATACGAGAACCGTTAGAAAATTTTATGCATGTTTGCGTATCTTCGATAATAGCCAACCGCATCCAGTCTGGCAAATTATCGTACAAGTATTTAACTTTATCCAGCAATCGTTTAGCGGCTTGCTTTTTGATTGAGATCATCAGTATATTTTTTTCTTCAAAAAACATAGCCAACCACAACACAAAACCGGAAACTAGCCAAGAAATGCCCATCTGACGGGATTTTAAAACAATATTACAAAGGTTTTTAACAAAATCGCTGACAACGCGGCCTTGAAAATCATACAGTGTAAACGGGATCTTTCCGCGAATTGGATGTGTTATCTTGCCGAATGTTGTCAAGAAATAAGCAGGACTACGCCTGCAATTACGCAATGCCGCAAATTGTTCCTGAGTCAGCGTAGGCTTAACAGCTTTAATTCGCTGTGTACGCAGAGTTACTTTGCTGGCAAGGTCTTTGTATGGCATTATGACGTACGACCTGTCGGCAAAATATCCACAACGTCATGCTGTGAAATAAGATCAATCGCCTGATCTACCGTAAGTTTACTGTCATCCTCATCCGTTGAGTCTTTCAGGTTGAGATCAATATCACCAATACCTAACAGTGTTTTCATCAAATCCGTTGTCTGCTTTGTCGAATCTTGCTCCAGTCGAATGAATTTAGCCAGCCTATCCATGACAGAAAGTTTATCATCAACAGACTTAGCCTGTTTAACCATACTGCGCAAATCTTCAAGTTGCTCAACTACATGTCCTCTGTCGCGCAAGGACATTTCAAGCATGACGTTTAGTGTGGACAGAACGCGAGTCCTAAATGCTGGAGCCGATGAAATTTGCTTGGATAGAATGCGCTGGATTGATGAAATGTCTTTACGGATCTCTGAAAGTAAAACACCTTCTCTGTTGGCTATTTCTTTTGCTGTAACTGGTGATCCATCAATAGTATAGCCGTTTATCATCCATTCATACACACGATGTCTGCGAGCATCTATGATCTTTACTGGCGATAATGCGGTACGTGGTGTTCTTTGCATACTGTGTCCTCACTATAACAGATAATACAGAAAATATATGTTGTCAATAGATAAATTAAAATTTTTTTTCGGAATGACACTATCCGTATATTAACCTATAATAGATTTTTCAAATATTAACATTTAAAACAAAGAATAAAATAAATATGAAATATTTATTTATATTCTTACGTAAAGTCTGATACGAAGTATCAGAACTTTACATTAATCTACTAGTATTATAAAATAGCAAGATTGATGCCAAACTTACGTCAGACAAATAAAAGTTAATTTGACAAGCTGGTTTTACCGTGCTATTCTGTCAGCATGATTGAGTTAGCCATAAACCGGAGGTTCTAACTGCTTATGAAAATCCAACAAAATCAAAATAAATCGGTTAAAATCACTTGCTTTTTAACCCAAAATGTAGTATATTTAAGGAGTGAAATATGAAAGTCATAAAGGTAATGAAAGAGTATTTCCAGACAGAGGACGAGAAGGTTTATTTCTTCGAGCCTTTGGAAAAAGAAATATCCGTTGAGGATATGCAGAAGATTGTGGATGCAAACGAAAAACTAGTTAAGGAGTTGAAAGACAATGAACATAGTAAGTTTTAGTGGCGGAAAAGATTCTACAGCTATGCTGTTGATGATGCTGGAAAAAGGAATCCAAATTGATAGGGTTATATTTGCGGATACAACGCTTGAGTTCCCTGAAATGTATACATGGATCAATAAAATTGAAGAGTTGATACAGATACCTATTGAAAGGATTAAACCTAAGAAAACATGGGATGAGCATTTTTATGGTAAGTTTACTCGTGGAAAATATGAAGGCCGAATGAGAGGATTCCCTTTCGTGATACAGAAATGCTGGTGGAATAGAGAGGCAAAATATCTTTTATTAGATAAGGCCCAAGGAAGGGGAAATACTGTTTTTATCGGTATTGCAAAAGATGAAGAAAAAAGAACAAAAGCAAAACAGTACGACAAGCCTCATTTAGATTATCGTTTCCCTTTATGCGAATGGGATATGACTGAAGCGGATTGTTTCAAGTTCCTTGAAGAAAAGGGATTGTTCCACCCATTAAGGCATATGAAACGCACAGGTTGCTGGTTATGCCAAAAACAATCAAAGTCTTCCTTGCTTATATTGATGCGAGAATATCCAGATTTGTGGACTAAATTAAAAAAATACGAAGCTGACTCACCACATGGTTTTAAGCCTAATTTTTCATTGGAACAATTTGAAAATGAAAATCTATAAAATCACTGAAGCAAGCGATTATCTTGGGGTGTCAATCAACACACTCAAGACTCTTGCCGACAACGGAAAGATAAAATCTTTCAAGACTACTGGTGAGCATAGGCGTTTTCGTCAGGAAGATTTAGACGCTTACATGGGAGTCGAGAAAGAGAGGCAAGTAAAGTTGACTGTGATTTACGCAAGATGTTCAACCGCAAAGCAGAAAGAAAACCTTGAACGACAGAAAGACAGGTTGAGAAAACACGCAGAAGCCAAAGGTTACAAGTATATGATGATTGACGAGATTGCCAGCGGGATAAATGAGAAGCGAACTGGCATACACAAGTTAATCAAGATGTGTTTTGAAGGTAAAGTTGAACGAGTGTTGATTGAATATAAAGATAGGCTTGCCAGATTCGGCTATGAATATCTGGATGCTATCTTTTCCAATCTTGAAATTCAGGTTGAAGTAATGGAAGTGAAAGACAAGAAATACGAAGAAGAACTTGCAGAAGATATTATGAAAATACTCACCTGTTATTCAGCAAGATATTACGGGGCGAGGGGTGGAAGAAAGAAGAAAATTAAGGCTGAAAATGAACCAGTCGAATCTAATGGAATTTGAAAAGGAGGATTGAGTTTTAATGGTTGAACAAATAAATACTGCTCAACTTATACTTATTTTTGTACTTATATCTGCTATAACATCCACAGCACTTGTTGTTTAGAGTTATTTTCTATTAAAGAAGGTATCAACTGGCACTAAAAACAAAAAGAAAAGA